CTCACGTTCTTTTTCAATCGATTTGTTTTCTCTAATTAAAGTTCTTTTACCGCCTCGATTTCTCATCTCAGCTTCGTTTTCTATTTGTCTTTCAATTATTTTCTTATAGTCACTTATTCCGGTCACCATTTTGCCTCCGTTGTTGTATTAGTTACACTAGTGAATACTTACCTTTTTAAACAGTTATTGTATAACAGCATACTGCTATACACTGGTGTAAATATCCATTAGCTAGATTTTAAGTCTGTTGTTGTTATTAAATAAGTCATAGATTAACAAACTTTTAATCAAAACCCTATGACTTTTGCCACTTGGTCACCGCTTTGGTCACTTGTATTTTCTAAAGCTTTACGAGCTTCAGTTTTATTTCGTGGTGCCAAATGCGCATACCTAAGTGTCATCTTAATTGTTTTGTGTCCCATAAGTTCTTGTATTACTGTTATTCCAATACCTGCTTGTACTAATCTTGATGCAAATGTATGTCTAGTACAATGAAAAGTAAATTGTTTATCGTCTTGTAAACCTAATTTAATCTTACCAAAATTCCAAGCTTTTCTTAAATGCTCATCTGATATGTTTGCAAATGGATAACGACCTGATCTTTTAAGTATTTTTATAGCTCTATCAGTTAACTCAATATATCTTGGGAATGGTGCTTTAGCTTTAGTAGTCATTATAGTAAGCATACGTCCATCTATATCTCGTTCTTGATCTATTCTTTTAAGTTCAGATTTACGACCACCACAATCATTGCCAAATGCAACTAAATCAGCTACATCATTGTATCGTTCAGAGTACAACGCAGCTAAAAATCTATTTTCTTCTTCATGTTTAAAGTATCTTATTCTTCCTTGACCTTCAATAAACCACTCTATTTCAGGTTTAGATTTTATATAGTTTCTTTTTTTAGCATGACTTAATATTTTAGATAATGCTGCTAATTTTCTATTACACGTACTATCTGCATTGCCATTTGATTTCCAATCTTCTATTAAATTATCAATTACTTCTTCGTCGATTGTTGTTATCTTTTTATGTATGCCTATTTGTTCAACAACATTTTTAGCTGTTCTTAAACCACATGCATCAGTCCACTTATGTTGCATTTGCGTAAATATTGCGTGAATGGATAGATCTTTACGCGCTAAATCAAGCTCCTTACAAATATGAAGCCAACTTTTACCTTCATTTAAACCTTTCTCACAATGTGCTTCAGCTGCTTTAGCGTCAGTTACATCACCAAGTATTTGAGTTCTGTATCTTTTGCCTTTGTGAGTAATATCTAATTGAAAACCTTTGTTTCTTTGTCTATAAGCCATATAATTACCTTTCTAAATGTTTGGCCTCATGCTGAAATTGGTAGACAGTCACGACTTAAAATCGTGTGGATTTTATCCGTCCCAGTTCGAGTCTGGGTGAGGCCACCAATTAATTTACCCATATATTTTCTAACGAATTATAAAACTGTTTACCTTTTGGTGTTAAGTAAACAAGCTTTCGTCTTCGTTCCATTGGATCTTCTTTTGATATTAATAAATTTGGACCCTTAACTTTTTTTCTAGTCCAATCAGTAAAGAAAGCTACGTTACGGCTGCAGCTAGCTTGACTAACACCAAGTAAATCTGAAAGATCTGCCATTGGTACTTTATCTTTTTTATCCATAGCTATTGCTAAGAATGTTTGAACTGTCTGAGCTTGTATTTCATTATCTAATTTTCTAAACTCAGCCATAAATTTAAACATCGCTGTTCCAGGTATTTTGTGTAGTATGTCTTTCATTGTTTTGCCCTTCGTTAATTAAAATTATATTCGTCTTAAACTTTTTAATTAAATAAAGTAGGTCCTGGCTCGTGGTCACTAATCCATAAACGATTTACATTCTTACCTAGCATAGATGTGGTTTTTGTAATTGCTGTAAACCAATATATAATACTGCAACATAAATAGTTTTTAATTAATCTATGCATTATTTTTGCTTCTAAAATTTAAAACTTTACCAATATCGATATAGTTCTGTTCTAATTTTTCTAAAGTAGTTAATTTAAAAATTTTACAACTACTTATTAAATCACTTGCTTTAACTGCTTCAATACACTGTGATGCTTTTTCTTCTGTAGGAAATTTTATAATCACAACCATATTATATTTTGAATCTAAACTAATACCATTTCGGTAAATATATTCTCCACCAAACGATTTATTTATCTTTTTAAATTCAATTATTTCATCAGCTTTTTCTTTACTGCTTAAGTGACGTTTAAAACTTGAGCTATGCTCACTCAATATTAATAACTTACACATTTTGCCTCCTGTTTATAAGTTTGTACTAGATTTATCCTTGTTTGTAAAGCTTGCACTGAAGAAAGTATTACACACACACGATGGACAATTTATGCTGCCTGATGATGTATTGATATAATGGTTTCCCTTACAAGTAGTACATATTTTTTCTTTAGCTGCTTGTTCAGCTTTTTTCTTTTGTTGATATATTCGATCTTTATTAGCTGAGTGCAAATGAAAATGAGCTTCGTTTTGTTCGGCCATTATAAACCTCCAAAATTAGAATAATAACAAGCGTCATTCATTAAACAAACGAACCACGTTAATCCCCAGAAAAATCCAATAGTAGCTATTACACCTATTATTGAACCTATTGCTTTTAAAGTTTCCATAATTTACCTTTTAGTGTGTATTGTTTGCATAAGTGTATGATTTAAGAGACAAGAAAGCATTAAAGCTGCTTTGTAGAGCAACTTGCTTTCTTGCCTCAACACACACTGTACATTTATTGTTTTAAAATTATTATTTAACAACGGTTTATTGCTGCTCACTCTATTAACTAACAAAAGGAGCATACCTTTGTGAGCATTAGGTAGTAATAATTTCATAATGTTGCTACCATAATTCATTAATTTTTCTTTTGATGTTTAGTTAAATCAATAGAATGCGTTTTGCCTGCTGCATAATGCTTAGAAAAATGCTTTCCAGGCATCTCACAATTAAGCAACCAAATGTAATTAACATTAAGCATTTTAAACAAATCAGCTGTTGCATCACGATAACTATAAGCTTTAATGTTAAACTTAAATTCTTCTTTGTTGATTGTATGACCAAAGAATCTATATTTTAAAAGATTCTTATCAATCCGTTTGCTAACTGTATTTAGCTCTACTGTTTTAATATCATTCATAAGTTTTATGCTCCGGTACAACTATTGATACATCGACCTCGTATTTCTTACCGTTGTCGCCATCAATGTTTATTATTGATTTATTAATTTGAGTTATTACACCGTATGTATTGTGTTTATTTATGCGTACAGTTTGACCTACGGTAAACTCTGTTTGATTCAATGTATCATTTGCCATAATGAAAACCTTACACTAGTGTAAAGAATAAAAGAACCTAGATGTGTCCCTATTTAATGTGCATAGTTGTCACAGCCCTCAGCTATTAATTTTGCTTAAGGTATACAGCACGAGTTTTGATTTTGATTAAAAACGAATTTGCTTACGGTATATATGAGAGAATTTTGAGCTCAGCTATGTACAAACTGAGCTCAAATTTGATAGATTTCTAAACTTTTTTAAGTTTAGTAATTATAGATTTTAATCTATTTCTTAAGTAATAAGCGGAACTATCTTTTTTATCAGTAAGTACAAGATCTTCCTCAAGCCAATTAACTAAGAAATTATTTTCTTTATTAGTCAGTTGACTACCTACTTTAAGTGTTACCTCTTCAGTTAAATTGCCAACAAAATTTTCAATAAACTTTTTAATTTCTAGAAAATCTTGTTTAACTACATTTGGACAAGTTTGAGTTGTAAATTCAACAACAAACTTTTTAGGTTTATTTTTGTCCATTATTGCACCTCCTTCATTACTTGATCAATATACTTCTTCTCAGCATTTCTTGCATCTATCTCCCAAGGCAAGTTCATATATTTCTCTTTATTTTGAGATGGTTTATATTTACGAATTGAAGTCTCAATCGCAACATCTAGACCTTTATTTTGTTTCCAGATGTAATATAAACCCTTTTTTTTGGCGTCAAGTCTAAGCATTCCAGTCTCGTATTGAAGTGCGTGTTGACACTCGTGTATGATAGTTGAAACAATACTCTTGATATTTTTAGATCTAATATCAATAGAAATTTCCTTTCTACCATCAGCATAAAATCCAATAGTATTTCCTCTAATATTTCTAATAAAGAAATTTAACTTATCAGATTTTAATTTAAGTATTTTTTTGGTTACATCATAAGCTTTAATGAAAGTATCTACATTCTTATGATAGAACTCTCTCAACTTCTCATGATCTCTGTTGACTGAACCAGTAACAAATAAGTCCTTTCGATCTTCCTTAATTGGTACGTACTTAGGCATTTTTACTCCTTTTGTTTTTAGTTTTACTTAAGGTATTCTCAAGCAGATTTATCATTTTAAATAAATCTCAAAGCGCACTTTGAAATGCGCTTTAAGTCTTATTTAATAAAGCTCGTCAATATCCTTTTCAGTTAAATCTTCAGGAGTTGTTTCACAATCTTGCAAAGAAAATGAATCATCATCTTCATATTCACCATCTTTAATTAATTCTAAAGCATGCTTTTCAGATGTTGCCTCAACAGATACTCGCATCGAACCATGCACAGGAATATGAGCACAATAAGTTCTAAGTTGTTTAAAGCTTTCAGGATTTTTGTAGTAATCTTGAACGATTTGCTCACCAATTATAAAAGTATACATATTGACAACTTTTTCAGGTTCAGAAAAGTCAGTTGTAACTTTTCCAAAGTTGTCATTTTCATAATCTTTAATAATATTAATTATATTGAAAGCTTGATCTCCCAACCACTCTCGAGCTTTTTCTCTTCCTATAATGTAATAATCATTGTTAAAGATTTCTTGATGTAAATCTTCATGGTGATCTTTTACAAATTCTTGATGATTTTCATCATGTATAAAATCAGTAAAATGTGATCTGATTTCTTCGTATTTGTACTGTGTACTCATTTTTTACCTTTCGTTAGTTTGTTTCGATAATGTAATTAATACATAAGTGAATAGTTAATCGAACCCATTAAACGAGGCAAAGTTGTCACAGCCTAGTTCTTTATGATTATTCTAAAGAAGCTCAAAATAAGCTCAAATTTGGTCCACACATCACATCACAACTAATTGATTAAGTTGATCTATGTGTCTCTCTGTAAGTCTTATTTTGTCACTTTTGGTCCATTTTAAGCTTTTAGTTTTATTTTGAAATAATTTGAAATGATTTGAAATATTGATTTGAGTTGATTTGAAGTGATCTGAATGATCGAACTTGAATTGATTTGAAGTGAGCTTTGAGTTTGTTTTGAGTTCATTATGAGTTCATAACAACAATGAGTTTAAAAAAATAGAAAAGGCCATACGAGAAGAGTGAGCACAAACAAACAAAATTCGTTTAAGGTACGAATAACAAGATCAATAGAGTTCATATCCATTGCAAATGTAGAGTAGTCAATAACAATAAGCACTTTAAGTCACAAATAAAGTGACTACGCGTGAAATAAAGTACACACACACCACCAGAAATAATGATGGGGACACGCGGGCGCGGGGTACATCGATAAGGCTCTTAGATTTTTCTACCAAATATTGGCTAGTTGAGCTGAGCCAGCAGCCACTCTTTAATGCTACTACGAGTCCATATCTCAGTCCACAAGTTTGCATAAGCTGTAACTCTAACCTCTTCATCAGCGTCGTCTAATGAGCACGCATATTCGACATGATGGTTAAGCTCATGCATCACTAAGTTCAAAGCTACGGGTCCACCTTTTTCAATGATAGTCTTATCTAAGTAAATGATAGCTGGTGGTCCTGCAACATAACTACCTAACTGATCACCTACATTTGTAGATAGTATAGTATCTAACTGTATAAATTCTATAGTCTGATAACCTATTATAGTTGATTGTGGTAATGCTGCTGCTGTATTACTCATAGTTTTTTAGTGTTCCTCTTAGTTACTTATAGTTACTCTTAGTATATACTTAGTATTTGACTCACAGGCATCGTACCGATACGTGTACCTATTAATTACATAGCTTTAGAGCATCAAATCCACTCATGCATAGGTTTTATCACATCTGGTGTTTGTGGTCATTCTAGTGCGCTCTATGAGCGTTCTAGAGCTATGAAATCCATGAACCTTTATTAGGTCTTGAACCTATAGTTGACTCCATAAAATTATCGAGTTCTATAGCTAATCTTTCGTCTTTAGCCTCTCGTTCTGCAAGTATAACATCTTGTCCTAAATAATTGGTCCAGTATGACACAGCCATTGCTAGTACATCAATTAAGTCATCATGTTTTAAACACGATCTATCTCTAGTTAATCTGCTCATTTGATAGAATAGCTGATGTTGCATATCAAGCTCATAGTCTTTTCTAATTAACTCTTGGTCAACTACAAGTCGATGAGAGTTAAATACTGGTTCTAAAGTATCTATAATTCTTTTCTCTTTTTGTACTGAACTTCTAGTTTCTTCAATAGTACACGGGTGAATACGTGCTAATATTGGTTCTAGTAATCTATTAAACATACCGTCACCAAAGTTACTCTCAATAGTTATATAAGATACATCTTGAGCTTTAGCAGCATTTGCTAAATCTACTAAAGTTTTTTCTTCATAACCGCCTTCAAGTGAACCAATATCAGTTAAATATAAAATACCATTTAACATCTTTACGATAGCGTAAGCTGTTCTATCAGCACCTCTACCTGCTGGATCGATTGACATCACTGCTCCTTGAAACGGAAAATAATCATCTGATACATGCATTGGTGCTACATAGTAATCACCTTTTAAACCAACATTGGGTATTTCTGGGTCTAGAGCTTTTATCTGATCTAAGCTATTAGCCCATTGTATTTTACCCGGAGCTTCTTTCCAAGATGAAACACCTGACATAATAATTAAATCATTAAGTTTAAGTGGATATTTATTTACATCAGATAAAGTTGTATCTAACATAAATTGTAATGAAAAACCTGAACGTCCATAAGATGCTTCACGTTCCATTAAGTCTACATCATCAAATCTATCTGGATCTAAAGCTTGACCAGGTTTAAACTTATCTTTATTATCTAAAATACTTTTGGCTAACTTTTTACCATAATTTAATAAAGCTTTATTTTCAGGAAATCTTGCAGGCCAAATCTGAGTTTTAAAACCTCTTTCTTCTAACTGATTATAAATAGATAATTCTGTTTGTGGTGTTCCTAAAAATATAACTCTACCAACTTCTGGTTTTATAATTGAATCAAACTCTTTAATTGTTTCAGATAGTCTATCTCTCATTAATTGTGTTTGAGAGTTGTTAGCTGATTCAACGTCATCAGCAATAATTAAGTCTGCTCTAGAACCTGTAAGTTGACTGGTAATACCCATTGATTTACAACTAGGTGCATGTGATGCTCTAGCAGGACCAACATCAAATGATACTTTACTTGAACGCTGGTCTTCTCTTGGTTTTAAGTGTTCTAATATAGGCAGCTCATGAATTAATCTTTGAGTAAACGTTGAGAAATCATCA